AATATTATACGGATGGCCGCTATAGGACCCTTAAGAACTTCTAGTATATATTGTACACCAATGTCACCAATTCATAAGGACTTTTGAGAGAGAGCTCAATTGGTGACAACCCCAGTATTACAAAAATGCCATCAGCTCCTAAAAGATTTCGTATTTCTTCAAAAAACTACTTCCTCACATATCCTCGTTGTTCTCTCTCTAAAGAAGAGACACTTTCCCAATTACAAACCATAAATACTCCAACAAATAAGAAATTCATTAAAATCTGCAGAGAGCTTCACGAAGATGGGGAACCTCATCTCCACGTGCTTATCCAGTTCGAAGGGAAGTTCGTCTGCACAAATCAAAGACTCTTCGACCTGGTATCCCAAACAAGGTCAGCACATTTCCATCCGAACATTCAGGGAGCTAAATCATCGTCCGACGTCAAGTCCTACATCGACAAAGACGGAGATACTCTCGAATGGGGGAAATTCCAGGTCGACGGACGAAGTGCTAGAGGAGGTCAGCATACGGCTAATGACGCTGCAGCTGAGGCGTTAAATGCTCCGGATAAACGAACGGCTCTTCAAATAATTAAAGAGAAGTTGCCGGAGAAATATCTTTTTCAATTTCATAATTTAAATTCTAATTTAGATAGAATTTTCTCAAAGGCTCCGGAGCCATGGGTTCCTCCGTTTCCCCTCTCCTCCTTCACTAACGTTCCCGACGAGATGCAAGAGTGGGCCGATGAATATTTTGGGAGAGGTTCAGCTGCGCGGCCATTGAGACCTAAGAGTTTGATAGTCGAAGGTGATTCAAGGACAGGGAAGACGATGTGGGCTCGTGCATTAGGCCCACATAATTACTTGAGTGGCCATCTGGACTTCAACTCAAAGGTTTTCTCGAACGAAGTGGAGTATAACGTCATTGATGACGTCGCACCGCATTATCTAAAGTTAAAGCACTGGAAGGAATTGATTGGTGCTCAAAAAGACTGGCAGTCAAATTGCAAATACGGAAAGCCAGTTCAAATTACAGTTGGCATCCCAGCAATCGTGCTCTGCAATCCTGGTGAGGGAGTCAGTTATAAAGATTTCCTCGACAAAGAAGAGAATGCAGCTTTAAAATCGTGGACACTTCACAATGCTAAATTCATCTTCATCGACTCCCCCCTCTATCAAACCACAACACAGGGCGGCGAAGAGAAGAGGAACTCGCCGTAGAAGGATAGATCTAGAGTGTGGATGCACTATATACGTCCACATCAGCTGCAGCAACCATGGATTCACGCACCGGGGAACTCATCACTGTGCCTCAGGCAGAGAATGGCGTTTATATCTGGGAGATATCAAATCCCCTGTATTTCAAGATCTACCTAGTAGAAGAAATAATGTACACAACGACCAAAGTGTACCACATCCAGATACGGTTCAACCACAACCTCAGGAGAGCGTTGGATCTCCACCAGGCATTCCTGAACTTCCAAGTCTGGACGACATCTCTGACAGCTTCTGGAACGACTTATTTGCATAGGTTTAGACACTTAGTCATGTTGTATTTAGACCGATTAGGCATTATTACGATAAACAATGTAATTAGAGCTGTTCGTTTTGCGACTGACAGATCATATGTAAATCATGTACTGGAAAATCATTCAATAAAATTCAAAATTTATTAATTTGTGATTGAATCATAGAAATAGATTCGAATCTTCAGCGTTGCATACACAGGGTTAGATGCATGAGTACATGCCATATACAATAATAATGCGTTCTCCGTGTGGTTCTCGTACTTGCCAGCCTCCTGGTGATTGTAGACCACATGGTTGTTGACCTTCCAGAACCGCTTGACTAGCGCCTGCTCATTGCTGGCATACTGTCCACCAGTGACCTTGGCATAGAACTTGTGCATGACCTGGAAACGATCACGGAGATCGTTCTTCACGGTTGCAGTACTGGGCTCGTTGTCAAACATGTTGAACACCTGGCCAAAATCCATTGGCGTTCCATAGGGTCTTCGGTCTCTGACCAACCAGAACATGCAACTGTTCGTGTGGTTCTTGAGCTTGATATTCTCGTCCATCCATACCTTGCCTAAAATATACACGGACTTAACACAGAAACGCTTACCGACCCGGTGAGTAATACCGTTGCCGCGCGTAATATCGGATATACACATAACCTTCCCAACATGGGAGATATCGTGACGTTGCTCGTAAGACTGGACCTTACAGGGCCCTTCACAGCCTCTGGGAACATCGGGCGTTCTGAGCGTACGATATATCCTGGGCTTCCTATACATGGGCCTGTTAACCCATTCAGAGGCCTTGTTGAATTTTGGGCCTATACCTCCACGAGGAGAGAAATTAGAAGTGCGGCTTACCTTTGAGGTCCCCACCATTGGGCGCCATGAGGGACCCCGCTTAGGCATTTCGAATTAAAGAATGACTTCAGTCTTGCTTTAGTTTTATAGAGACAATAAAACTTAGGGACCACGTATTAACACAGATATCTAAGCTCCTCAGGCGCACTATGATTGGTCGGACAACAGTTAAATCCTTTAATTTGAATTAAAGGAGAAAATCAAGCATGAGGGGACCATCAAGGAGAAACTCCCCGAGAGCGAGTGAGAGGAATCGAGCGGCCACCAGTGCGCCACGTAGGGCAGGGCAAAAATCGGGCGGCCATCCGGT